ACGCAAATACAACAAGGCGGTGGCTGATGAGCGGTAACGAATACAACCCGTGGGTGGTCACCCATGAAGACGGCTCGCAGACATTGTTGAGCATTTTTGTGGAGGACGGCGAGATTACTGCGGTGCAGTATGCGACCCGCTCCGACAGGTGGGGTTCCTGGGGGGTTCCTGAGGATGCGGTGAAAGGATGACCGACGACATTGTGAAGTACTTGCGTTTGAGTAGAACACGGTTCAACCGCCACGCTGAAGCCGCCGACGAGATTGAACGGCTGCTGGCACAAGTTGAACGCTGGAAAGAAATAGCAAACAACCTTCTCATCGCTGGCGAATACCAGCTGGATAAGCTGACAGGCGGGGCAAGCAAAAAAGACCTGCACCCAATGTGGGTTATCGCATGGGAAGAACATGACAAGGCGGTGCGTGGTGATTGACGACGCAAGAAGGGTTTCTGAAACCCTAGGCACTGGACAGCATATTGATGCTCCGTTTGGCGGAACCGTGAAAGATGTTCATGCATCATGTCGTGATGAGATTGAACGCCTACGGGAAGACCGTGACTGGTGGAAAAACGTAGCAACAGACCTGTTTTGGGCAGACAGCCCATGCAACTGCCCTGCCTGCGACCAAATCAGAGACAAAATCCGAGACGATTTGGACATCAAAAAGTACACCGTCCACAAAGAAAGCGATGCGTATGGCGATAGGTAGCGGCGCAGAAATCGGCATCGTCTTCGGCCAATGGAAAGACATGACCCCAACAGACCGAGACATATGGTGCGCCACCTTCCGAGACAGGTTCGGAGACAATCTGCTGAAAGGCTATGCAACCCTCGCATACCCCAAAAGGGAACAGGAAAACGACTGATGCCATACAACCCGCAACACGACATCCCAGCACACAACTTCAAAAAAGACTTGGAATACGGTGAGCAAGGCGAACAAATCGTCCACCAGTTCCTCACCGCCCTACACGACGGGTCTTTCGAAGTGAAACGGGACCGCTACCGCAACGGCCGAATGGTCATAGAAACCCACCAAAACCCACGGGGCGAAGGCTGGAAACCATCCGGCATCAACGTCACCGAAGCATCCTGGTGGGTGTACCTGTTCTCCGACGACGCCTTCATCATCGTCTCCGTGCAACGAATCAAAAACTTCCTGAAACGCCACGGATTCGACGACATAGAGAAACGTGTCATGGCTGCAACCGGAGACAACCCAGCTAAAGGGTTCCTTCTGTTCCCGAAACATGTACAGGACCTGCTGGTCAACGAACTATACGACTAGACTCACCTAACCCGTCCCAACAAGGAGGCACAGCCACGAAAAACACCACCTAATGCCAAAACTGAAAGGAGAACATCATGCGCAAATCGGCGCTCTTGGCATCCATCATCATTATCAGTCTCGCCCCCACCCGTGTGGAGGCCAAACCAAACATCCCGGAACCATGCCGGAAATACGTCAACATGGCACTCGAAGTAGGTTTCCGAAGGGGCGAACTACCAGAACTGTTCCGTCTCGCTATGCGTGAATCCAGGTGCATACCGCACAACAAAGGACTCAACAAGCGGGCAGACGGCTCTGTATGGTCAACCGATATGGGGTTGCTCCAAATTAATAATTACAGTTGGGTGACCTATCTACGGGGACTCAACATCATCAAAAGTAGCGAAGACCTTCTAAATGCACGAACCAACCTGCGGGCTGCGTTAGCATTAGTGAAATATTCGGAGAAGAAAGGGTACTCGAAATGGCATCAATGGCGGACCGGAAATCCGAATGGTTCTGCCGGAGTTGCGGCCAAAGGATAACCCTCTTTATCAAACCGTTGGAACCACCACACCATCTCTGCCAAAAGAGACTCAACAGAAACCTTCCGCTACAGCTGAAGGGGAAAGAAGAAACAGAATGAACAACATCACCATCATCGGCAACGTCGGCAAACAGCCCGAACTGCGGTACACAGGCTCCCAAATGGCTGTGTGCGAGTTCACCGTAGCCACCACCCGAGGCAAAGACGACAAGAAACAAACCACCTGGCACAACGTCACATGCTTCGGCAAACTGGCAGAAAACGTGGCAGGGTCCCTCGCTAAAGGCAACCGTGTCATCGTCGTCGGACGTATCGACATCACGACCAGCGAAAAAAACGATGTCAAAAAGACATACACCAAGATTGTGGCCGAAAACGTCGGCATGGACATGACCTACGACATCGTTCTCATCGACAAGTCGGAGCAGGTTGTGAAACAGGTCGCCAAAACCTTCGGCGGCACCATCCTTGACGACGAGGAAGCGTTCTAACCATGACCGTTTTGAAGGGGGCCGAAATCCTGGGTGAAGCACACCAGCTCATCACCGGTCCAAGACAACAACAATACGCACACCCGTACGAGGACTACAGCAAAGTTGTGGACATCTTCTACGGGCTAACCGGCGTCCGTCTCACCGTCCATGAAGCACTCTGTTTCATGGTGTCAGTCAAAATGGCACGGCTACGCACAGCCGTGGAACGTGGAGGCTGGCACCATGATTCGCTGGTGGACGCCATCGGATATTTGGGGTGCATCAACATGGTGGAGAAACGATGAGATTCGGAAGTTTGTTCGCAGGAGTAGGCGGATTCGATATCGGGTTGGAAGCAGCCGGATGGGAATGCGCATGGCAAGTCGAATGGGACAAACATTGCCAACAAACACTTCAACACCATTGGCCGGACGTACCGAAATGGTGGGATGTGTCCGACGTAAACGGTGCAGAACTACCACCGGTAGACGTCATCACGTTCGGTTCACCATGCCAAGACCTGTCTGTCGCAGGCAAAAGGGCAGGTCTAGACGGCGGACGTTCCAACCTATTTTTTGAAGCAACAAGAATCATCAAGGAGATGCGAGATGCAACAAACGGAACCTATCCAAGATGGGCTATTTGGGAGAACGTACCAGGAGCCTTATCCAGCAACAACGGTGCAGACTTTGAGAGGGTCCTCGAAGAAATGGTTGACCTCGGGGGTCATCACATCGAATGGAGCATCCTTGATGCGCAGTTCTTCGGAGTCCCCTAACGGCGTAGACGAGTGTTCGTCCTCGCTTGTTTCGATGCTTCAATCCTCCAACGAGGTGGCAGACCGGTACTTGCTGTCGGGGAAAGCCGCAGAAGGAATCCTGCGAAGGGCAAACAAGCGGGGCAAAACACTTCCCCCACAACTCCAGCAGGCTTTGGAGATAGTGGTTTTGCACGGTGGCAGGAACGGGAAGTAACAGTCACACTCGCAGCCCGAGACTACAAATCCCCCAACACGGTTGTTGTTGAAGAACAATGGCCAGCTGGGACAACAGAAGACGACGTTCTCGCCACCTCTATATGCAGCAAATGGGCTAAAGGCACAGGCGGACCGTCAGGGAGCGAATATTACAACCTGGTGGTGGACAGCCATGTGGTTCACGAAAAGTAGGCGTGCCCAAAATGTTGACGATTACGAAACATGGAATATGGGGGGGGGTGTCACCGACATTGAACGCTTTTGACAACACCGGGGATAGCCGTGCAACCGTCCTCATCATTGATGGGACCCGTGTCAACGATGTCCGAATCTACGACGACGAAATCACCCCATGCTTGAAAAACAGGATGGGGACAGGAGGCAACAACGTGCCACTCATACAGGAGCAAGAAATGCAAGTACGCAGACTCACCCCCGTCGAATGTGAACGACTCATGGGATGGCCCGACAACCACACACTCCCCCGAGCAGACGGCAAAACAAACAGCGACACCACCCGCTACAAAATGTGCGGCAACGGAGTCGCATCACCAGTAGCCCAATGGATAGCAGAACAAATCAACAATGCAGAACATCTGTGACCATTGCGGAACCGTCAACCTCGCCCTCACAACCTGGACACGGCAACAAATCGAAGGATGCGAATGCGGATGCCACCAAGCACAGGCATACCGGATAGCGAAAAAAACCAAATCAAAGAAATGGAAAAAATGAGAAACAAAAACTGGAGAAACGAAGCAGCATGCCGCGGGGTGGACATCGCCATCTTCTACCAAGGGCGAGGAAGCGGACCCCGCATGTACGACAAAGCCCGAGAATACTGCAACCAATGCCCAGTCCTAGCTGACTGTTTCGAGTTCATCATGGAAATAGAACTAGACCCACACAACCACCGCTGCGGAATGTTCGCAGGACTCACCCCCAAGCAACGTGCCGCATACCAAGCACAAAGAGACACCAATGTTTCTGCCTCTTAAATGGATGAGCGAAGCAGCATGTGTCGGTGCCCCAACAGAAATCTTCTTCCCCGAAATCAACGGTGGCAACACCGAAGAAGGCTGGGTTGAAGCCCGAAAATACTGCGCTGAATGCACCGTCCGAAAAGAATGTTTGGCGCTAGTCCAACAATGGGAAAGCCCGGACGTCCGCCGCAACGGAATGTGGGGCGGGATGACACCAACCGAACGTGACAGGCATTTCTCCCGCAAAAGATGACGCACGAAGGCGTCGGATGTTGGCGCACGGACCCGTCCCATTGCAAACAGGGCCGGTTGGGGAATGCAATAGCCTGCGCTCAACTGCCAGGAAGGGGATACCGACAGGAGCGCAGGCTACGAAGAAGACTCTACAAGGTTCGAAGCTATCTGCGCAACACTCCACGCCTAACCCCAACAACAATACAGTCAGACGGCAACCCGCATCCCGCAACCGCCGCTAACGCAGCTTGGCGGGACCCATGCGGATACGCACCCGCCAACGCCCCCCACGGTTGACCGGTTCGAACATGCGGACCCAACCAAAACACTTGAACCGAACCGAACCGCCGAAACACTACGAAAACAACACGGCGGGACCGGGCACGGGGCAAAAGCAGATGGCGGACCTTTCGGCCCGCCACCTCCCCAACATGCTTGACGACAGATAAGGCGTCAGATGTCATCCGCCCACCTGTATTTCCCACTCGGCCACCAAAGCAGCCACCGCTATACGTTGCGTATCGGGGCGTGAAGACAAAACCAGCGGGGAATATTCAGACACGGCTACCCGCACGGACCCGTCCGACTCACCGAAACAAATACCCCGTGCCCACCTCTCCACATATTCGACGACAGGGGCAGGGACCTTCCCACGGCGAACCCCCCGATTGTCCGCCAAGACAACAACCTCCGCATAAGCGGTGCCCAAGTCACATTTGAGGAGATATGTTTTCATCTCGGCACCCGTGCAGCCAGCAGGACCGCCGTCCAAAGACGGTCAGAGTCGGGGGCATTGTCGACGGCGTGCCAATCCTCCGCCGTCCAAAGTGAAGTATTGACAACAACGAAGCGCCCAGGAGTGGCATCCCCAAAAGTGCCGTCGTCGGTAAAGAATGTCAAAGACATATGAACCCTTTCTATGTTTAACCTTCCGGCACGGTGCCGAAAAGTAGCGGACGGGGTGGGAATCGAACCCACCGAAGGCACCAACGCCCCCGCCCTGTAGGACTATCGCCGTCCCGCCATCATCAAAGTGAACGCACCCCCCAACATTCCAAGACCCGCAGGCAGGCCCCACCCTTCAGACTCGCCCGCAGCGTACGCAACAAACGCCCCGCAGACGGTGGCAAGGGCGAACATGGCCCGCCACCGCCCGCCGATACGTTCACGCTCCGCCCATTGCTCCGCCGTAAACGTGCGTGAAGGCGTCTCACGGTAATGCCCCCGCATCACTCGGCCCCCCTGTAGCTGTCACGCTCCGCCGCATCCATAGCGGACCATAGGCCCGCCTGCACGCCACGGAGTGCCCGCATAGCCTCCGCCTTGGTGGAACCCAAATAGCCCGAACCCAAACGGAGCGGGTCGAAGTGTGCCGTGCGGTATTTGTCCCCGCCGGAACCATTCAACCGCCACGCCCGCCCATACGTCACCGAGCCTTCATCTAAAACCAAATGGGGGAACCGGTAACGGCTGTCCGCCAAATGTTCCGGCATAGGCTCCGCAGAATCGGCGGACCACTCGCCCCCCTCCAATATCCCTAGCGCCTTGCACATTCTTTCAATATCGGCCGCAAGCTTGCGCAGGTCCCCTACTGTCACTCTCTCAGACATTCTTTACCCCTTCATTATGTTCAACCCCCCCGCCCCATGCGGGGAGGTAGCGGACGGCGGGGGAATCGAACCCCCGCAAGGCACCTGCCCGCCCCACCTTCTAGCGCTTCGGTTGACGCTGGGGCATCAGAACCCCTACGAACCGGTGCGGACCTTGCACCGACTCAACCCGTGTCGGTTTCGTATCGTGAACCGCCACCATCACCGCCCCGTCGGTTTTGCCGGCGAAAACCTGGGCAGACTTGAAAAGGTCCGCCATGTGGCCCCCGTTAAAACATGCGGGGAGTGTCGGCGGGTTGTCTGCCATTGCAAGAATCGAAGCGCAGTTAGGCGACTCACCCCACAAAAGCGGGAGAGTGCAGGACGCTTTGAAAGTGGAAAGAGCCACGAACCCTTCCGATTCATCCACCGCAAAACCTACCGGCGTGTCACGCTTTTCCGGATTCTTTAAAGCAGCTTTCACGAAGGCGCTCAGAGTCTTCACCGCATCGGCGGGCAAAACCATAGAACCGTTACGGTTCATAAAAGCATCGTGCGCCGATGTCTCTAGTTCTACTGAATGCAGACGGTACGAATCGGTAGCCCACACTCTCGCCGTCTCTGCTGGATGCATCTCAAAGTGAAGCGCATTCAACATGGGCCGATTCTTTTCCGAAGACATGGCAGGCGTGACCGCTCCCAAAATGTCGGACAGTAGCCCCGCCCGAAAATCGATAACCAACATTGTTAACCCCTTTACTTTCATGTAGTGCCCACGGTGGGCACCGTCCCTGTCCCGAATCGAATCGGCACGCCCAAGGCGACAGGGGGAGCGGGTCTGTTATTCGGCAGTGAACCCTACCGAATCCCCACACTCGCTTTCCTCATCTTCAATCAGTGCCCCGCATTCGGTGCATTCTTGCACCCTCTGCCACACCCACCCCTCACCGATAAGCCATGCATCGTGCCCAAGGTCAAACACGCAAGGCTCCCCATATTCGGAATCAACCG